CCGGATTGACCGGCTCGTTGATCCGTCAACGTCGAAGTTGAAGCGCGCATACCAGGACGTGATCGACGCGACCGAGAAGTCGTCAGAGTTCGCAACCCAGAACGCCATCAAGTACGCGGCATACAATAAGGAGCGGTACAACGCCGAGCGCATTGCCCGCACCGAGATGGCTGGTGCTTATGGTGATTCGTTTTTCACCGAGAACCTGAATGACCCGGACGCCATGGGTTGGAGGGCTGAGTTGTCAGATGCGCATCACGCATACGATATCTGCGACTTTCACACGAGCGCAAACCTGTACGGTATGGGTTCTGGCGTGTACCCGGTGGGCAAGGGACCAGCGTTTCCTTTTCATCCACATTGCACGTGTGTTTTGTCAACCGTTTATGATGGCGAGGCGCACGAGCCGAAGACACAGGGAATAGATGAAAATCAGGCTGTGAAACTCCTCGACAAACTGCCCAAGAGTAAAGCCGTTGAGCTTCTCGGGGTACAGGGATACGAGGAATTTAAGAAAAACCCGGCGGTATGGGAGAACGCTCTCAAAAACTGGGACGGTCACGAGATCAAGCAGGCGCGGGTTCCACTCTCGCTCTTGCACGGAACAACCAACTAACAAAGGAGACTCCCGATGTCACTGAAAGTAAATGATACGATAGTTGAGGCAACGAACAATGACGCCGGATATGTGATGAGCATCGGAGAATGGTCTTCGAGTGCGATCGTCGCCAGAAATGCGCTGAAGTCCACGCGGACAAAGATCCTCGACGTGTGCGCTGACGACGCCGGGACCGCATTGAGCGCAACGGCATACCGGGCAATGCGGGGGCGTATGCTCTGCACGAAAGCAAAATCCGGCGACTACTCGGGATTCGGTATTCAGGGTCACTACAAGAACACCGCTGCCGATACGTCAACCGGCAACAAGGCCGGTGTCTGGGGATACTACGAGGCTGGTGTGGTGGCGACCATTGCCGCGAACTCCGCAGGCGTGTACGCAATGCTCGACGCCCCCACTGGTGCCACAATCGGCGGCACAGTCGGTGCCCTCCAGTGCTGCTCAAACGACCTCGGCGGGACGCACACCGGCAAGGCCGCATGCATCCACTGCCCCAACCCGGTTGCGGGAACATGGGACTATGCACTTGTCTTTGGTGACACCACCGGAGCAACAACCGCGAACACACACAGCATCGACTCGCACGCTCTCGCATTCGTTATCAAGGTTCGCGTTGGAGCCGTTGATGGGTTCGTTCCCGTGTTTGCCGCTGCACCAGCATAGTCACTGGAGGATGGTTTGCAGTACGATAGAGATTTGATTGTCAGAAGGATAGGTGAACTTGAGGATGCCGTCGCCGCAAGGCAGACGGCTCTCGACAACACCATTGGCGCACTCGTTGAGGTGCGTGCAATACTCGCATACATGGATAGGTTAGAGGCTGCGGCGTTGACCGTAGCCAATGTTCATACACCCGTTGAGGATGCGCCCCTTGAGGCGAAGGAGTAGTTATGGCAACGCTCGAAGAAATCATCGCGGAAGTGGGAGAGGAAAAGGCGGCTGTGATTCATGCGGCAATCGAGGCCGAAAAGACGCGAGGTATCGAATCCTCGCGTAAAAAGGGCGGAGAGGTGACAAAGTGGATGACGGAAGCAAACAGGCTCAAGGACACAATCCGCGAGCTTGAGATCGACCCGGCGTCTGACCTTGCACCACAAATCGCGACGCTCAAGGCCAAGATTGATAAGGCTGCGGCAAGTGGTGATACGCAGTCTGCGATGGAAAGAAAATTCCAGCAGCAGATTGACGCGATCAACAAAAGCCTGGAAGCCGAACGCAAGGAAAAGGTGGAGGCACAGACGCGGCTTTCTCACGCGACGATCAAAGAGCAGTTGTCAAAAGCCTTCGGTGATTCGGTGATCGGTGCAGAAGACACCATCGAGCTGATGATCCTCAAGGGCAATGCAAAGCTGAATGACGCTGGCAAGCCGGTGATAGTTGACAACGACGTTGAGGTGGACTTGACCGCTGGTGTGGAGGCGTTCAAGAAAGCTAATCCGTCACGAGTCAAGAACACTGCGCGAGCCGGTGGTGGAAGTTCTGGTGGTTCTGGTGGGTCACAAGGTGGGAAGGTTCTTACAATGTCACAATTTGAAACAATGTCAGTTAAGGACCGTGCGGCATTTTTTGCAGCCAATCCCGGCGCCCAGGTCGTCAACTGACGCAAATAAAGGAATAGACGATTATGGCATACACTGACTATACTGGTCACAACACACTGACGGCAGTGCTTCCCGCACTGTATTCGGCAGCGAACATTATCCCGCGCAAGATGACCGGCCTTATCGGCTCTTGCGACCGGACTTTCGACGACAAGCAGGCCGCGATGCAGGATACCGTACAAGTTCCCGTGATGGCTGCGTCGGCCAATGCCGACTACACCCCGGCAATGACGACCACCATTGGCTCGGCCACCGTCCCGACGACCGTCACGATGACGATGGACTTCTCCCGTCAGAACACGTTCGTTATGTCCGCCGAAGAGCAGCGTAGCCTTGACAACGGTGGAGACCTTGCGAAAGAGTTTCTCCGTCAGAAGACCGAGGCCGCAATCGGTGCAGCCATCGACGAGATCGAGGCGTATCTGATCGTCAAGGCCAAACAGGGCGCAAGCCGCGCGACCGGCACAGCGGGCACGACCCCGTTTGCCACCACGATCACCGAGATCGCGGATGTCCGCAAGATTCTGATCGACAACGGCATGTTTGAGGACGTTTCGTGTGTGCTCACGAGCGCCGCGGCAACCAACCTGCGCAAACTGGTCACGATCAACAACCAGCCCGCCGGGTCACCTGCCGAGGAGCTTCTGCGCGGTGGTACGCTTGTCAACCTGCACGGCATGGCCATCAAGGAGAGCGCTGGCGCAGTTGCCCACGTCATCGGAACCTCGTCGGGCACGCAGCTCAACTCGGGCGGATCGGCAATCGGCTCCACCTCCCTGGCGTATGACACCGACGTAAACGGCCCCTGGACGGCTGGCGACGTGATGACAATCGGCAGCGGCGGCGGCACCGGCACTGCGGACGCCAACAAGTATATCGTGAGCGCGGCCAACACTGCGACCCCGTTGCTCATCAACGCGCCGGGCCTGAAGATTGCGCACGTTGACGATGACGTTTTGACTGTCGGCGTGGCATACACCCCGTGTATCGCTCTCGACCGTCGCGCGTTGAAGCTGGTCGTGCGGCCCCCGTACACCAACCCGAACCCGCTCATCGAGAGCGTGTTTATCGGCGACCCGATCACCGGGCTGACGTTCCGGTTCGACAAGGTTGCGGGCGACGGCGTGGTTACCTACCGCATTGTCTGGGTCTACGGTGCCAAGGTGATCAATCCCGAAGGCGTCGCGATTCTGTTGTCGTAGTTGTGGGGAAAGGGTAGCGGGGGTGGGCAACTGCCCCCGCACTTAACCTATGCAAATATCTATGGCAGTTGACGCGAAGGCTTTGCTTGCGGCATTTCGCAAGGCCCCGATGAGTGTGGCGAAAACGCTGAGGACAAACCTCAATGTGGCAATGCTGGACGTTGAGCGACAGGCGAGAAGGAACCACAGATTTCATAGTAAGAGCGTGATGGCAGTACGAAGCATACAGCACGAGGTCACGAGCGATGGACTGGAAGGACGCGCGTATATCAATGATGGAGTCGCAAAGTACACAAAGTACCAGCACGAAGGAACGGGACTGTATGGAGCAATGCACAGAGCATACCGAGTCTACCCGAAAAATAAAGGGGCTCTCTCGTTTGTCATGGGCGGGAAGCACTACCTCGTGCCAAGACAGCCAAGAGTCGAAGGTGGAGCAAAAAACCCTTACTTCAAGAAACTTGAAAAAGAGGGAATTGCAAACATCATTTGGAAGGGTTACGTTACCATCAAGGGAATCCGACCCGATCATTTTCTCTATCGTGCCTTTGCGGCACAGAAACCGTATGTTCTCGCGCGTATGCGGGGAGCGGTCAGCGCGGCGCTTAACATGGCAGGATTGAAAGGGGTTCGATAGTGGCTCACTACATAGCCGACACTGACATCACCGATAAAATTGTACGAGAGTTTGTCACAAAGGCGGACGAGCGCGTGGGCGTGTGGATGGAC